CCTTGAGTGCTCTGGACTTCGCAGTCACAGTAACTTTCTCAATGCTGAAGTTCATTTCAGCGAAGGCGTTAGAACCAGTACCGAGAGTCTCAGACTCATCAGTTCTCATTCCAGTACCGTTTGTGTATGTACCAGAGTCGTTAAGAAGACCTGGGTTTGAACCTGCCTGTGCAGTAGAAGAACCGAATCCACTAGTTTGAGCAGCGTCTCTACCAGTGAAGTCAGAATCAGGTTCGTTGTAGAATGCTTCTGTACCTGAAGCACGGTCTGTACCGAATCTAGATCTCATTGCGAAGATCAATCCAGTAGGACCAGTCATAGGTTGAACGCCTGCAATGTCATAAGCAATAAGCTTAGGCATTGAACGTCTGATCAAGGAGATCAGAACAGGGTCGAAACCTGCGACAGGACCAGTTGCTGTAGCGTCTGCACTGAAACCTGCAACTGAACTTGTAGATCCAGTAGAGTTTGTAGGTGCTGCCTCAGTAAGGATTCCTCTCTCTTCTTTTAGAAATGATTCTTGGTTTTCGAGCAAGATTGCGGTTACCGCCTTCTTATAGTTGTCCTTGATGGAATCAAGACCCTCACAATTAAGAACGGGTGACCACTTCTCCTGCAGATGTTCGGATTTGAACATTGCTTGTTTACCTCTTTAGGTTATAGGGAAAAATAGTTTAATGACTAACTCACTTAGTCCAACGACGGAGGGCATCAACGTACTTAGACATTGAATCCGTCATTTCTGTATCCACAACAGGTTGTACATCCTCAGCAATCGTTTCTGCTGCTGCCTGGGGCTTGCTGCTGAAATACGACTCTCTTAGAGTCTCAACTTTGCTGCGGAATGACTCTTCATCTTCAAACTCAACACCTTCTGAAAGAGACTCAAGTTTCTCCTTCTCGGTAGATGCGAGACCTTCTGCGATCTCCTTCACGATTCCATTCTTAACATAACCTGCAACTTCGTGGTTGAGGGCAATGTTCTTATCAATTTGTTCGTTGAGTTTTGCTTCCATCGAATCAAGTTCAGTCACCATCTCAGAGATGATGTCTGCTTTTTCTTCGGGAACCTCGATATGGTTCTCGACGAAAACTTTTTTAAGTCCGCTAACTACGCTCTCTGCGATCTCTGCTTTGAGACCAGTTTCAACAGCGAGTTGGTTAGCGTCCATCCATTGCTGAGCAGCATATGTAAGATACTCATCTACTTGCTCGGCAAGGGAAGACTTAATACTTTCGACCTCTTCTGAAAGAGTCTCGGCGTATTCTTTGTGAACACGATCAAGTTCCTCATTCAAACGAGAGACTACAGCAGCTTCGAAGATTGTTGCTGCCTTTTGTTTGAACTCCTCAGAAAGGTCTTCGCCTTCTGTAAGAGCAGCGACGTCTGCAGAAAGATCAACTTCGATAAGTTCATCTCCTTCAGCGTTTTCTGCTTCTACTGATTCCGCTTTCTGGGGTGAAGCAGCAGAAGGTTTTGTCTTCGGTGATGCTGCCTGGGTTTGTGATGGAGTCTTCAGTTTGTTAGACTCATCATCAGGTTTAGAGTTCTGAGGTGTAGGACCTCCGAGTACCTCAACGCCACCCAAAGAAGAACCATCAGCAACAGCACCGTCGAATTTTGCTTCGGTGACTTCCTGCTTTTCTTCGGATGCCATTACTTCATTCTCTTGTGACATTAGAGTTTTCTCCGTTAGTAGTCTTTGCTATTCGTAAAAATATTTATACTCACAGGGAGTTTAAGAATTTTGAAAACGCGGAAATCTTCCGCTCTTCAAGAATCTTGTGGTTCGCAGCATTGTCAATCTTTTGTTTCATACTTGCAATTTCAGACTCTTGAATGATTCCGTTATTCCAGATCCATTCTTTGCCTTCCATAATGCCATTAACAAAAGCATCTGGTGCTGAAGGGTCAGCAACAATATCTGCTGCGGTTGCCAACATAAAATCATCAGCAACTACTTTTGATCCATCACGAGTTTCTTGGAGTGAACCAATGCCACGTGAGGAAACTCCTAGTTTCACACCTTCACCTAAAAGGTTCTTGGCGATGTTACCCATAGGGGTATCTAGGATTCTCGCCTTGCCTCTGAAGTTATTACCTTCTTGAACAAGCGATGTAATCAAGTGTGAGACACGATCAAGGTTCACAGTAGGACCGTCAGGGTGACCCAACTCTCCAAGTGCGCGACCGTTCTTTACAAACGATTCGTTATATTTATCAACTTCACGACGGAGTGTGTTGATAGGGTACATTCTTCCATTGCGATTTTTAATCTCGCCTTGTAAGAAAGTTCCTTCTATGTATAGATTTTTCTTGCCGTTCTTTTCCTCAGTGAGGATCTGAACGTCTTCAATCTGTTCCGTGATCAGTTTCATTTGGTTCCTCTGTAGTTTCGGGTTTCATCCAACCGCCTGCGATTTCCTTTTTCTTTGCTTCTAGAGCATCGGCAGTAACCGCTTTCATTGCATCATCAACCTCTGAACTGAGATCTTTGTTCCCAGAAAAAATTTTGTTGACAATCTCTTGTGCTTGAATGGATGGCATAATAAAATGTTCTCGTTACCTAGTATTTAGAATTCTCCGCGTTTATAGTCTGCAGGAGGGATAGACTCAATGCCAGATGGACCTTCCTCTTCGGGCAGTTCACCTTCCATTCCCATTTCTCCACCTGCTAGAGGTTCGCCTGTCATAGGATCAACCGCTGCAGGATCAGGGATCTTGCCTTCTTCGATCTCTTTTTCAATCTGCTCATCAATTTCCGCCATCTCTGAATCAGTATGTTTCAGGATTTGACGACGGATATATTCAGCGGAGAAGTATCTGCCAACGAAAGGATCCATTGTCTGAACTAGGTTTAGACGCTCTGTAAGGATCTCTTTCTCTTTAAGTTCAGAGAAATAGTTGTCAGCAACATAGTCATACTGAATGTGCTCTGACATATCATCCCACTCTTCAATGGAGATGACACCTTTCAGGATTAGTTGAGTCTTCAGGAGATCGTGGAGAAGTTCAGAGAACTTTTTACGCAAACGAGTTACGAACTTTTGGAACTTAATCTCGTCACGTGTGATCTCTGCTGCGCGACCTAGGTTGAATGTTGATTCTGATTCAAGACGTGACTCAGGTACATTCAACGCCCTATAAAGTTTCTTCTGAAAATACTTAACATCTTCAAGTTCACCAAGATTCTGTCCACCTGGGAGTGTGGTAATCTCAGTTCCTCTTCCTCCTTCTCTTCTGGGTAACCAGAAATCTTCGAGCATTGACATAAATTTTCTGTCATCTCGGATCTCTCCTGTGTCTGCGTTGTAAACTAATTTGTTTCTATAACGTGACATAACCTCGCGGAGGTATTGCTCTGCCTTTTGTTTAGGAAGATTACCAACATCGATATAGAAAATTCTACGTTCTGGTGCACGTGATAGTCTGTAGATTACAAGACTGTCTTCAATCATTCTAAGTTGATTGAGTGCTTTGATTGCCTTGTGCAAATGTGACATAATCACATTCTTGTTCATATCCTTCAACCCACTGTGGGCAAAAGCGATAGCATCAGGAGCAACCTTGATACCTGCAGTCTCCATTGCTCGGAGACCTTTAGGATTGTAAACGTAATACTCTGCGGACTTAGGAGCAATCTGTGCTTCCATTGTCCTAGGGTCTACGAACTTTGCCGAATCCTTCGGACGCTCTAGTTCGATTACCTTTCTGATTTTTCTTGGATCAATATATCTAAGTTCTGTGATACCACCTCTAGGGTTCTTGGTATCAATCATTTTATGATAATAAATTTTTCCATCAATATACCAACGACGGAAAATATCATATGCTTTCTTGTCAAAGTCAAGAAGACGGAGGATATTGAAGAACTCCTCTCTAATCTTTTTCTTGATAGCGGAACTGACTTTGAGGTTTGATAACTCCACGTCAACAGGAGTATCATCTAACTCACCTGCGATTGCTTCATTAACCACATCATCAATAGCACGATCACACTCAGGGTGGATCGACATAGCGCGGTATCGACGAATCAGATCATTTTCGTCTTTGTATGTTCCATCAAGATCGATGGCGGTACCAAAATACCCACCACCTGCAACTGGTGTCGCTGCATCATCTGACTCTCTACGCACGAAAGAAGGACCCTTCGCAGAGTCCTTCTTGGCACGTTCAAGAGAATAACCAAAAAGTTGGGACATCTAATTATTAGAATTTCTATCCCAACTATTTATACGGATTCTAAAACCCTACTAAACAGAATCACTGTTTCCTGTATTGACATCAGTGTCATAAGTCCAGTATTGAACTTGGAATTCCACTGTGTATTCCTCAGGTGTATCGTTGGTTCCCCAGTCAAGATCGATTGCAGAAATGTTAGATGGCCAGATACCTTCGAACTTATATGTACGAATGATCTTACCTTTTCTATCCATCTGTCTAACCTTTGCCATTGCTTGATAGTCAGCGATGGTGTTAGAGTTTTGGAAGTTCTGCTGTAGTGCTTGAATGTTTGTTGACCAAGACTCGAAGAACGCTCTGAACTTGAATGACTGATCGTTCAATACGGTAACAGTCCAAGGTTCGAATGTTCTGTCGCCTGCAACCTTGAGGATTCTTCCTCTGTAAGGTACTTCCACAACACCAATAGTTGATGCAGGAATGTTTGCTGCCTTCACAAGGAAGGTACCGAATGCGGATGCTTCGGAGGCGTTAAGTTGTGATCCACCTGCGTCATTCTCGACGGTATCCAATGAAGATCCTAGAACACCACCTGATTGTGGTGCTACCCCATCCTGTAGGATTGGGGGTGCATAGATTTCACATTGGAATAGATTGGGGCGGGCAAAGTCTTTGACTTGATCCCTAAAGGAAAAGATGGGAGCGCGGATTGCGCTCTGTTCCACCTGTCCTGGTTGTTGTTCTGCCATTGTTTTAACTCCTAGTTAGACTCTTGAATCAGGATGTTACTTCACTGAAACTAGAACCAGTTCTAGTAGCAGTAAATGTTAGGGTGATGAAATTGATGGAGCGTGTTGGTTTCACGAAGATCTCCGCGAAGAACTCACCTCTATCAATCGCCTCAGGTGGGTTGTTGCTGCTGTCGCAGACAACTAAGAAATCGATAATTCCTCTACGTGATTGAACACTGCGTAGGAATGGTTCCACGATATTCTTGAATGAAGCACGTGTGAACTCATCGTTCAATTCGAACAGTTGAGTCTTTGCTGCTTCAGAGATAGCATCTTCGAGTACCAAGAACAAGCGACGAACGTTGATTCTGTCGAATGCTGATTGGTAAGCAAGAGCAGTTTTGTCACCGAATAGTACGATGCCTTGACCTGGGAATGCTACGATTGGGTTAACACGAGCAGCATACAATCTATCTCTGTGATCCTTAAGAGGTGAGTAAGAAAGTTTGATTGCATTTCTCAACTGTCCTCTATTGAATCCTGCAGGTGAGAACCACGCTTCTGAGTTAAGAGTTGCGCTAAGTGTTAGACCTGCAAGGTCAGCGTTACAAGGGATGTAACGGTACTTATCGTTGTACTTGTCGTAAATGTACTTGTAGTTGTTATCGAAGACTGCGTATGATGTGCTAGAGAGTTTATTGAAGTAATCAATAGTTCTGTTAACAATCACGTTGGTATCGCTAAGACCGATCACGTCGTTACGTGAAGGTGAAACGAATGCCAAGCAATCCTTACGAGTTGCAGCGATGTCAATGATCTTCTGTGCCTTAGCGACTGTATCGCTAGTGTCTGCCATTGAAGGACCCATCAAGATGTAATCTACATCGATGGTTTCTTTGTCAGCAACGAGGTCATATGAACCGAGGATCTCAGATCTCTGTAAGGTGTATCCGTCAGTACCGCCTTGAAGACTGTACTTAAGAGTTGAACCGTCAGATGTACCGATGATCTCGCGACCAAGTGATGTTTCGTTTGTCTTGATTGCTGCTGCTTGCTTGATCAAGTCAAAATGTCTTGATACTCCTGAAGAACCGAAGTCTCCATTAGCACCTGCATCTCTATCAAAGATGCTTCCAGTTTCGTGTGAACCCCAGAAAACAAATTGTGATCTGTTCTTAATAACTTCTCTGTAGTAGATAGTCTCGCCTTGAACGCCTTTAGCGTCGTTTGACTTAGATACAAAGAGGAACTTCTCAAGAACTGCTCCAGGTGTGCCAGTAAGTTTGCCGTCTCCATCAAGGACAAGAACGTGCATTTGGTCTTTAGAACCACCACGATCTGAAACCCAAGGTGAAGTGCCTGGTCTAGGAGCAACGTTTGACCACTTCTGTGTTCCGCCGAAGAATCTTTCGTCGTATTCTGATCTTACTGCTGCGACGTTAACGTTAGGTGAACCTGATGCGTTGTCGTCAGAGAGTGTGTAGTTTGCTTCGAATCTTTCCTGTGACTGATTAGTAATAGTAAGAAGTTGTCTTTCGATTGCTTCAACCTTACCTTTGTCGCCAGTTCTTGATCCGCCAGTCTCTGCACTCCAGAGAGCAACTACATCGCCAACCTCAAGTACATCAGATGAGAGTGAGTAGTTAACATCAATCTCGATCTTTCTTGTAAGAGGATCGTATGCAACCACTTGACCTTGAACAGGAATACTTACAGGTGAAGAAGCATCTGTTTCTGCCCTCCAGTATTGTCCGTTCTCAAAGTCACCTGCGATGGATGCGGAATCCATAGTAACTACGATCTTGTAACTGTAGATCTTAGCTCCTGCATTAGCACCGCTAAAGGTTACATCAGTTGTAGTTTCGAATTCCCACTCAGCAGTGGTAGGTTGTGCAAGTGAAAGGATTTGGTCAGGACCACAGTCAGTCATTACAACTCTTAGTGAGTTACCGTAAAGACCTGGGAACCTAGCACCCCACTTCCAGTTGTTAGAGGCACCTTCTACATTGCCCTCGTACTCTTCGAGGTTTCTGATAAGAGGAGCACTTACGCCAGTAGAGGTTTGTTCATTGATTGTTGTCTTGCCTGCAGTAACAACCAAACGCTTAACAGTTTGACCATCTGTCTGTGCTGCAGCAGTTGTTTCCAACTGACCACGCTCAACAGTAAGATCATTACCTGAAATGCCAGTCACCTTAAGAATCTCGTCAGAGATCAAGATGTGGTCGTTAATAGAAACAGCAAGAGAAGCAACAGAAGTAACAGTCAATGAAGTACCACCTGCAGCGAGTGTACCGCCTTGGTTCATTGTTGTGCTATTACCTGACTCTTCGATCAAGGTGATGCTCGCGCCTGCAGCGTGTGATGTTGCTGCTGTCGCAAGTTGTCCACGTTGAACGGTAAGGTCATTACCTGAAACGTTAGTAACTCTTAAAATTT